GCGCGAACTGGAATACCTGGAGTCGCAACGCGGCGCCAAGCAGACAGACGAAATGGGGCTAGAGCCTCTCCCGCCACCGCGCCGCGATAACCAGTGGCCGCACGATGGTTATGAGACGCTTGGCAAGAATATGCCTTACCAAAACCCGGCGCCGAGGCCCGCTGCTCCGCCCTCGCCGTACATGCAGAACATGCCGTACAAGATCCCGGCACGCCCCAACCAGTACATGAAAAAACTGTAATGGACTCTGAAGGCGACAAGATCCGCAAACTCCGCAAGGGCCTCTGGGCCAACGTCCACGCCAAGCGTGAACGCGGCGAAGCTCCCGCCAAGCCGGGTGACAAGGACTACCCAGATCCCAAGCAGTGGAGGAAGTTGAGTGGACAGCGAGGGTGACAAGATCCGCAGCCTGCTCTGGACTCGCAAGGAAGGCCAAGACCCTGACGGCGGGCTCAATGCCAAGGGCCGTGCCGCCTACAACCGCGCCAACAACGCGAATTTGAAAGCCCCGCAGCCGGAAGGCGGATCCAGGCGTGATTCCTTCTGTGCCAGGATGAAGGGCATGAAGGAGAAACTCACCAGCTCAGAGACGGCCAACGACCCCGACTCTCGGATCAATAAGTCCTTGCGGGCGTGGAACTGCTAATGCCTGACTGGTTTTCATCTCGCGTCCCGCTGAATACAGAAGACGCTCGCGTCAACAAGGAGCGTTACGAAGACGCGGTGCAGGCTGGCCTGGACGCTGAGTCACTCATGCGGGCCCAAGACTTGCGGCGGCTAAAGCTGATCGCGGAAGGTAAGCGATACGCAGAGCGAGGCATGCGGCGTGCCGGCCCGGTAGACCAAGAGGTCGCCATGCGTTTTGGGGCAAACATCGCAGACCACTACGGAGCGACCGGACGATCCGCACTGCCGATGGCCGTGAAGAGCCTTTCGGAACTGTCAGCCTACGGCGAATCCCAGCCTGAGTCTCGGAACGTCTTCCATCAGGCAATGATCATTCCTGAGCAAGCGATCATGCATGCGTCGGAAGCGTTGTCAGGAGACAAGTCGCTTGCGGATCGCGCCGCCAGATTGCTCATGGCTGCTCCCGCTGCGGCCATGCCGGACTTGGGCTACCCGGTGAACCAAGCCTACGACCGCATGTACGCGACCAATCCAATCGGCGCGATGGCGGTTGATCTGATGACGCCCGGCCTAGAGAACGCCTATCAGCCGACGAAGAAATTGATGGGCGCACTCCGCAATGGCGATGGCTCGCCCACTTACTTGGTCGATCAGGCCGGCGAAGTCATCCGTCGTCTTCGCAATTCGCCTCCCGCTCCACGCCTCGCCCTTCCGGTGCGCTAATGCCCAACCCAACCCGCTACGTCGCAGATGTCTCCGGTCTCGTTCCATGGGTAGCAGACGACATCCTCGCCGGCCTGCCCCGTGCAGCCCCTGAGTCTGCCATGGAAGCCATGATGATGGCCCGCCGTGGTGCGGAAGTAGACACCACTCCACTTCCCAGTGAATGGGCCCGCTCAGAAGCCGAGCGTTACGGGAAGGGCTATCGCTACGTCACCCGCCAACGCGGCTATGAGCAGGCTGTCCCCAACATCTACGGTGACATCCCAGATGCGACAGGCAAGGGGATTGCAGATTACGTTTCCGTCCCTCCACGCGGCGGAGTGAAGCGATACGGAGTTCGCGTCCCAAATGATCCTCCGCGTCCGTATCCCCATGACGCATCCGCCGCTCGCCAGGAACGCCGACTGGCTAATGCCCGAGCGATCCTGGAGAGCGGCCGACAGAACCCCGAGGTCTACGACCAACTCCCGGCCGTATTCAAACTCCCGCTGAACGACGACCTTCTCTCCCGCCTCGCCGCAGAATCCCCGCAAGTCGTTCTCCGCAAGGCACTCCAAGAGAACCCCGAGATCGTCGGAGGACTGATGGGCGCAGGTGGCGTCATGGGCGGGGGCATAGCCTATGGGCTATTGAGTGACGAGTAATGGCTAACCCAATTACGCGGCTAGATAAGCTGATCCAGCGTGTGGGCGAAATAACAGCCGGCGCTCCGCGAGTGCATGCCGGCGTGCAGTTCGATAACGCGAGCGGACTTGGCGGAATCCCCGATGCTAGCAACATCGACTATCGCGGGTTCATGGCCTACATGCAACCCAAGAGGTTCCTGCAAGTCAATCCTCCGCGCGACCTTTCGACGCGCCCGATAGATCACATCTTGCAGGCGCTGGACGATGGCCAGCCGATAGGCACGCCAGTCCTGTACGTCGATAAGTCCAAGGACGGCAACTGGCAAGTGCGTGGGCATGAGGGTCGCGGAAGAATGATGGCGTTACAACAGCGGGCGCCCGATGCGTATTTCCCGGTGGCGATCCACCCACTAGGCGAAACGCGGGCAAGGCACCTGGCGCCACCAGACGCATTCAACTGGCTGCGTGCCGACGAGGGCGGAAGTCTCCTAGCAAGGCCAGCCGCGGCAGTCCTCTCTGGGAAACCCTACGTGTCTCCGGCAGATGCAGAATTCTTTGGCAAGCATGGCCGTCATCCCTCGCTAGAGGAATTGCTGCAAGAGTTGGGCTCGCAGGCTAGATAATGTACACTGGTACACATGAAGCACATCATCCACGTTAACCAACACGTAATCAAAAAGAACCAGAAGACCGGGGAGCGAGACCCCGTCCTCACGGTAAAGACGTACAAGTCCAACCAGTACGCCCACTCCGTGAAGATCAACGGTCCCTGTGTGGTGCGATACGAACCGGACAGCCCTCTCTCATGTGGCGCCCGGGTGTGGATTGAGACGGAGGCGGAGGTCGAAGCGACCTAAATCCGTAACAAAAATGGAGTTACATAGACATTAGTTCACCAGAGGAACCTCCTCCCCCCGAAGGTGAAATAAATGTCCGACGAACTTCTCCAGACCGAATCCGTTTCCGAAGCCCCCGTTTCGGCTCCTGTTGATTCCGCTCCTCCGCAGTCGGCGCCTGCTCCTCAGAGCGAGAGCTTCGCTTCCCCCTACGAAGCGTTCCGCCATCTCCCCGAGTTCCAGGGCCAAGACGATCTCGCCATCGCCCAAAACCTGTACCGCGCATTCAACGGCTACGGTGAGACCCAGCGTCAGCTTCAGCAGTTCCAGTCGTTGATCCCGCACACCACGGACTACGTCCAGAACCGCGAGAAGTATCAGCAGTGGCTCTCGGCCCAGCAGGAAGCCAGCCGCCCCAAGGCTCCCGAGCAGCCGAAGTGGTGGAACCCCCCGTCCATCGAAGACACCTACAAGTCGTACATCGTCCGCGACCCCCAGACGGGCAAAGAGGTCATCGACCCCAACGCTCCGTTTGAGGCCCAGCAGGCTCTCCGGAAGTACCAGGACTACACCGCGAACTTCGCTCGCAAGCTGGTCACGGATCCCGAGAACACGCTGAAGCCGTTCGTTGAACAGGTTGCGATGCAGAAGGCCCAAGAGCTTGTGCAACAGCAACTGGGCCAGTATCAGTCGCAGAACTACGTCTCCGACCTGGAACGTCAGAACTCCGACTGGCTCTACAACCAGGACGGATCGGTGAGCCGTGAAGGTCAGGCCATCCAGGCGTACATCGGCCAAGCCCAGCAGATCGGCATCCAGGATCCCAAGGCCCGTTGGCAGTACGCGACTGGAATGCTCCAGCGGGATCTCCTGAACCTGCGCTACCAGCAGATGCAGCAGCCCGCGCCGCAGGCTCCGCCGCAGGGCCTCGCCCCGCAGCCCCCCATGCAGCCCCAAGCCCCCGTTGACCCCGTTGCACAACAGAACATGCAGTTCCTTCGCGAGCGTGCAACCCGCGCTCCGAATCGAAGTGCAGGCACCACAGAGCCGAGGGCACCGCGTTCTCGGATGAGTTTTGAAGAGCGGCTGAAAGGCCAACTCGTTAACGATGGAGTCCTTTAATGGCTAGTTCGACTGACTGGGCACGTTCCATCGCAACGACGATTGTCAACCACCTTCGGGAGGAAGAGGTCGCCTCGTTGCGGAAGTACAAGGTGTTCGCTGCTTTGGAAGGCAGCGGCAACATTCGCACCAACATGTCGGGACGAGGTTTCGACTGGGAAATCCAGTATCGCAACCATACCCCATCTGGTAACAACGGCGAAACTCCTCGCTCGTTCGCTCGCCAGAACCTCTGGAAGTCTGCCGAGTTGGAGTATCGCGGTGCGCAGGTGACCGACGCGATCTACAAGAAGGAAATGTTGGAAAATCGTAGCGCACAAGCTCTTGTCAACGTTGCTGGCAAGATGGCTTCGCGTCTTCTGACCAGCATGGAGCAGTACCTTGCGAAGGAGTGGGTGGTTGACGGCTACGCTGCCGGCAACGAGCTTCGCTTCCACGGCCTGGAGTCGTTCCTTGCGGCCAACGGCACGATCAACGTGTCCACTGGCGCCCAGCGTACGGCAAACGCACTGGATCCGTTTGGCTATCCGACCGACACCTATGCCGGTCTTTCGACCGTCCTGGGCGCGTACGGCGGCTCGCAGAAGACTGGCGTTTGGCCCAACGGTGAGGCCGATCCTGAGTATGACTTCTACTCGCCGGTCATTGCGAACGTGACCAGCAGCTACTTCGGCGGTACGACCTGGGCAGCCAACTGCACCAAGGCTCTTCGCGAGGCGTTGCATCAGGCTCGTCGCAACGATACGAAGGAAGACCAGATCGACATGGTTCTCCTGAACCGTCGTTGGTACATCGACTTCCTGAACAAGCTGGACGACAAGGAGCGGGTCATCGTCAGCCGTCAGAACGGTCTGCGGAGCTATGGCTTCACGGATGTGTTTGAGTTCGACGGAGTTGAGGTGTCGGCGGAAAATTCGATTCCGGCCGACGTTGGCTACGGTCTCGCCATCGGCAACATGGAGTTGCTCTGCATGGAAGGACAGCTTCTCAACTCTGAGGGCCCGTTCTACGACGAGATCACCCAGCAGTATCGCTACGTTGTGTCAACGTTGGGCAACCTTAAATTTAAGAGCCCGCGCAACTTCTTCAAACTCGCAGCCCTTGCCTAAAGAAAGAGGTGATCTGAAATGAGTCTTCTTGTTGATCCGCCGTTCTCGCTTGGTCAGACCCTTGGGGTCACCGGCGCCAATGACGGTGCTAATTGGGTTGGGGCTGTGAAGCAGTTCCCGGATGTGAATCCCGTCACGGGCCAGATCCGCAGCAACCGGGTGAAGACCTGTGTTGCCGTGCGGAATGCGTCCACCATCGCGCTGGCCCCCAAGCGGGTGGTGTCGTTCGACACGGGCACGGCTGGTCTGGCGTCGTTCACGCAGACGAAGGGCTACAGCACGGCGACCAACGAAGAGCGCGTTGGCGTGGTGGACGAGTACCTCGCGGCGACGGGCGTTGCGGTGAACGATGTGTTCTGGGTCACGGTGGAAGGTCCGACTGAAGTGGCTGTTGCTCTCAGCGGTTCGGATCTGGTTGTGGGCGACCGTCTCGCGGCGATCACCGCTGCGGCTTCGACGGGCACCACGGCTGGCCGCGTGACGAAGAGCGGCGTGGGTGCTGCGACGACTGGTGCCGGCGACAACGGTCTTGGTGTTCTCGGCCGTGCGTGCAGCACGGGTGCGACCACTGGGGCGAACGTTCTGGCCATCGTGAAGACCCGCTACTAAGAACTGCCCGTCACAGGGCAATCGGGGGCGCCGCTGGCTGGGCAACTGGCCAGCGGCGTTTTCTTTATGGAACCAGCAATCCAGAACCTGGACTACCTCCGGCAACTCATTGCCGAGACCCGGAAGCCTGAGTCCGTGGACATCATCAAACTGCGCATGCTCCATGGCACGGGCATGGGCTTGGACAGCATCCCAACGAAGAAGGGTGACGAATAGTGGACATCCAGACGCAGGGAGGTGGATACAACGATCCACGGTGGTCCCACAACGGCGGGCAGTGGAACAGCGCTTCAATCCCCAAGCCGCAGACCATCAGCCAACAGCCCGCTCCACGGCCGATCTCACAGCCAGTCGATATGTCTCGTTTTAAGGATGTCTCAGGGAACGCCTACACGCCGTTCTCTGTCCCCAAGGCTGCGCAGGCCCTGTCGGCTCCGCAGTCCAACACGGCGTTTGCACAGGCGTGGAACCAGACCCGCCCGCAAGGCGCTCCAGAAGCACAGAGCTTTTCGGCACCCGGCATAAACTATACGCGACGTATTGACCCCACTGGGCGTACGCGATCTGAGCGTTCCGTAGCCGGCGAAGGGAACCAGGGCAATCTGGCGTACGCCTACGAACGCCCCAAGTTCTTTGAACAACGCTCAAAGGACTTTACCGGCCAGAGCGCAGAGACTCCTGACTACGGACGACGCGATGCGTTTATCGACCTCCTCAACCGGAGGCTGTCGGCCTACCAGCGAACGCCTGACGGCAGCATGGGTCGCCCGTCTTTCGATGTGAACTCGCTCTGGTCACAGGCCGGCGACATGGTGCAGAGCGGCTGGCAAAACCCGTTCTCGTTACGTTGACATCCGTACACTAATTTGATACCATCACTCTCCCCCGAGGTGATAACATGCAACAACGCAAGCTGAACGTCGGTCTGGTTACGTTCTCCTACGGCGGCAACGGCGGGATTTCCTCTGAAGTCCCAGACATCAGGGAGTGGATGACACCCCTCGTTGCCGAGGCTTCCCGGGATCCACGGATTGAGAACATCCGCATCTGGAACCTTGCCGACACGCCGATCACCATGACCCGCAACCGGGCCGTTCTCCAGGCCCGCGAGTACGGGGTGGATGTGTTGGTGATGATCGATTCGGACATGAAGCCTGACTGCGAACAGGGCGGCAAGCCGTTCTTCACCTCGTCCTTTTCGTTCCTGTACGACCACTACGAAAAGGGCCCGTGTGTCATCGGTGCCCCGTACTGCGGCCCGCCTCCGATGGAGTGCGTGTACGTCTTTGAGTGGCGGAACATGCAGACCGACAATCCGAATCCGGACTTCCAGTTGAAGATGTACGAACGCTCTCAGGCCGTGAAGCTGTCCGGCATCCAGGAATGTGCTGCGCTCCCCACGGGTCTGATCATGTACGACATGCGGGCCTTTGAACTCACGGAACCCAAGACCGAAGCAGACAAGCCCTGGTTTTTTTACGAGTGGAGTGATCGCTATCAGGCCGAAAAGGCATCGACGGAAGACGTAACCATGACACGCGATCTGTCGTTGGTTGGCACGCAGAAGCTGGGCTACAACCCCGTGTTCTGTAACTGGGATGCTTGGGCGGGCCACTGGAAGCCGAAGTGCGTCGGCAAGCCGCAGTTCATCGAAGCCAAGCACATCTCCGAGAAGCTGAAGCAGTCCTGGGAAGCCAACTTCGATTCGGCCGTGAAGATCGTGGACCTAAAGCCCAAGTTCAAAGTGAGTGTCTAGCGAACGGACCTGCGCCGAGTGCGGCAAGACCTACCCGCTAGACCCCAAACACTTCCACAAGTCGAAGGACGGCTATCACTCCAAGTGCCGTCACTGCCGCAATACGATTGCGAAGAAGAAGCGCAAGCGTAAGACCGACAAGAAGCTGGAAGAGATTGAGAAGGGTGCGGTCGATCTCTTCATCGCCGCCGCCCGCCTGGGTGGATCGAACATCCCCCATTCCTCTGAGCTGGTGGAGATTCTCTACACCTACTTCGGTGGCGTGGCTGGATTCGGCAATGCCTGGATGAAGCAGTTCTACGACGCCCCTGCCGGCGGTGCATTTAGGACCAAGATGCTGGAGACGATGGTCCGGCTCACTGCACAAAATTCCGCCGATGGTGGTGCGAAGAAACCGCTCACCCTCTGGTCCGAAGACGAATTGGAAACGGAGCTACAGAAGCGTGTTCTGGAAGCGGCGACGGTTATCAACGCCTTACCACAGAAAGACCTCAATGACGCAGTGCGAAACTTGCAAGTGGTGGATCGAAGTCAACAAGGAGCCACGAATTGGGTTGTGCCTCCGGTATCCCCCGACACCGATGGAGAGCGGGGACAGCCGCTTCCCCATGACAACTCCGGAAACGATGTGCGGTGAACATGAAAACGCAAACAGAACTCCAGCGGCTGGGTGATGCGGTCGTCGTCCTGAAGAACCTGAGACGGTATTGCTCAGAGTTCCTCACCGGGACCAGACCGTCCGACAAGTCGATAGTGGAAGCCATAGACATCGTCCTCTCTGAACTCAATGCGCAAGCACCCCAAGATCCCCCCACCTCCGACCGCTAGTGCCCCGATTGCGGGCATGACGAAGCACGCGCTGGACTCCATGAAGGAGTTGCAGCAGGAGATCGCGGAACGTCGTATTGAGGCGTTGCGGCTGTACACGCCCATGCCCAAGCAGGACGAAATCCACCAGTGCATGGCGAGCGAGCGGATCGTGATCGGCGGAAACCGTGCAGGGAAAACGCTGTGTGTTGCGGCAGAAATCGCTAGGGCTGCGACAGGCCAAGACCCGCACAACAAATACCCCAAAGAGGGCGGCAACCTTGTGATCGTGGGAAAGGGGTGGACCCACATCGGAATGGTCATCCACAGGATCCTGTTTCGCCCCGGTGCGTTCCGAATGATCCGGGACGAGGAGACGAACAAGTGGCGGGCATTCATTCCCGGCAAGGACGATGCGAGAAGGGGAGAGGCCAAACCAGCGCCTCCTCTGATCCCTCCAAGAATGATCAAAGAAATCGCTTGGGTGCAGAAGAACGCCGGCTATCTCCAGAAGGCTGAGTTGATCACCGGATGGACGATCTACTGCTTCTCATCGGAAGGTGAACCCCCGCAAGGTTTCGCGGCCGATTTGGTTTGGTGTGACGAAGATTTGTCCAATGAATCTTGGGTGGGGGAAATGCAGGCTCGCCTCGCGGATCGCAAAGGCCGCTTTATTTGGTCGGCCATGCCACATTCCAAGAATGATGCGCTCCTTGGACTGTGTGAACGTGCCGAGAAGGCGGAGAACGACCCCAACGCAATCATCCGCAAGTTCACGCTGCGCTTCTTGGATAACTCCGCGATTGATGACGAAGAGAAAAAGAAGAACATCGAACGCTGGTCGGCTCTCGGTGTAGATGAACTCCGCATGCGTGCGGAAGGCGAGTTCACCACCGAATCCACGCTCATGTATCCGACGTTCAACACGGCGGTCCATGTCATGCCACGATCTCATCTCCCGGACGGGCAAGTCCCCAGCGACTGGACCAGATACGTTGCCATCGATCCTGGGCATACGGTCATGGCGTGCCTCTTCGCAGCCATCCCGCCCGATGAGCGATTCATCCTGTTCTATGACGAACTGTACATCCGGCAGTGCAACGCCCTGATATTCGGTGAGCAGTTCGCAGCCAAGGCGCAGAACCAGCACTTCTACAACTGGATCATGGACATGCACGGCGGCATGCTCCGCGACCTTGGGTCAGGAAGACTCCCGCATGAGCTATACAGCGAGGAACTGAAGAAGCGGAACATCCGCTCGCAGATATCTGGCTTCGGATTTACTCCAGGCTCAGACGACATCCCGGCCCGCACGGCTCTGATGCGGAAGCTCCTCCACATCCAAGGAGACGGGACGACGCGGTTCAAAGTCCTGGATGGGGGCTGCCCCAACTTCCTGCGAGAGATTAAGCGCTACCGCAAGAAGACCACTACGGTGAACGGTCAGGTCTACGTGACCGACGAACCGCAGACGCGAGGCGAAGTCCACGCCTGTCAGGCCGCAGAGTACATGTGTGCCTACGAACCCAAGTATCACAAGCCCCCCAGGGTTACCGGGCCAGAGCCATGGTGGGTGAAGTATCTGGCCGACAAGCGCCGCCGCCAACAGAAAGACGACGACGGTGTCTTGTACCTCTCTCCGAAAGGGAAATACCAATGAGCGATTTCGTCATGCCCAAGGCCGAATTGGGCGAGTTTGTCTTCTTCCATGCCCATGAGGGGGCCAAGCCAGTTCCGGCCCTGGTTACGGATGTCTCTGCCCGCACTCTCACGTTGTGGGCTATCTCCCCAGGCTACGGCGGGACGGAGAAGTCGTCCGTCCACCATGTCGATGACCCGGGCGTGAATGAGTTCCCGGCGTGGAAGTCCTACGGTTTTTGGCAGCACAAGCCGGCCGGGCAGCTTGCCATCCTCTCGGAACGTGTCGCCATGCTGGAGAAGCGGGCGGAAAAGGACACTAAGAAGTAGGAGCGTTCAATGCCCAGCCGACTGAATTACTGCACCGAAGACCTGCGCCGCATGTATTTTGACGAAGGTCGTACGTGTGAAGGCATCGCAAAAAGCCTGGGGCTCGGCACAGGAAAGACGGTTGGGCAGCATTTGCGCAAGGCGGGATTCGCTCTCCGGATTGGCGGCGAGCGAATCCGCCTGCCGGCAGACGAGATGGCTTTGGCATATTGGCGCGACGAAAAGTCCACCGCAGAAGTAGCCTCGCAGTTTAGGTGCAGCCAAACAACAGTCCGCCGCAGGCTGGCGGCACGGGTTGGGCTGCGATCTCGCGGCTCTTCTACAAAGAATCGGAAGGGGGAATGTGCCCCCAGGTGGAGCGGTGGCCGTCCTCGCACCGTCCAGGGGTACGTGATGGTGCATGCCCCAAGTCATCCAATGGCAAGCAAGGCCGGCTACGTATTGGAGCATCGCCTTGTGGCCTCAGAGCATCTTCGCCGCATGCTTGGCCGCAAGGAAGAAGTGCATCATTTGAACGGCATTAAGGACGACAATCGATGGGAAAACCTTGTTGTTGTCCAAAGTGGCAAACACCAGAAACTGCACGCTGACCACAACCGCAAGGTGTGGGCCTTGCAAAAGCGCGTAGAGCTACTAGAGGCGATGCTGCATCGCGGCGAGTCCTGGAAGGTGGTCGGATGAGTACTGATAATCCACTTGCGCCAATCACTGCCGGCTGGTTAAAGCTGATAAAGTTGGCGCAGACCCATAAGCGACCTTTCAGTGACGATGCGAAGGAAGCGTTGGGGTTCTACGCCTCCGATCCGGAGGCCATGTGGGGCCCTGAACAGGCCCGTGCCTATGCCAAGGGGATTGATCTTCCCGCCGTGCGAATCTGCGTGAACCGCGTCTGGGAGGCCGTTCGCCTCTTTACGTCGGTCATCCATCACCGGAATCCCACCCGGGCAGTGACGCCGAAGGACTACCCCATCGTCCCGGCGCCACTCCTGGGGATCTTCCCGCAGCCTCCGGTTCCGCAGATGGGGCCCAACGGTCCTGTCATGGGTCCGGATGGCCAGCCGGTGATGATGCCTGACCAAGGGATGATGGCCTATCAGCAGGGAATGCAGCAGCAGCAGTTCAACTACGAACGTCGCAAGATCATCGCTGCGCTCCTGGAACAGTATCTGAACTACACGCCCAACGAACTGAATTTGAAGCAGCATTCCAGGAAGGTTGTGGAAGAGGCGTTCATCAAAGGCGCTGGCGTGTGGTGGCACGAACTGTACTCCCCTCCTGGAAGTGCAGTGAAGTTCGCCGGTTCGTTCTACGACTCAGTGGACAACCTCGTCTGGGATCCGGATGCCGATGAGTTTGAGGACATCCGCTGGTGTGCCCGCAAGCGTATTCAGCCCATCGATGAAGTGGCGGCGAAGTTTGGCTTGTCCCGTGACGATCTGAAGGGCCACCTGGAATCGTATGCCTCCAGGTCGGACGAGAAGGAACGCGGCTATGAGAACAAGCGCCGCAACGGCCAGACGAACGACATCGTCTGCTACTGGGAGATTTATTCTAAGACCGGCTTCGGTGACCGGCTGAAGGACGCCGACAAAGACCTCCGTGGCAAGTTCGACGCCATGGGCCCCAACTGCTACCTCGCTGTGGCAGAAGGCGTTGAGTTTCCACTGAACATGCCGCTCCCCATGCTCCAGGAGCCGGTAGACGAAACAGGCGTGTCTCAGCAAATGTTCATGGCCTGCCAATGGCCGATTCCATTCTGGGCAGAACCGGGCGGCTGGCCGTTCACCTTGCTCGCATGGCACGGCAAACCTGGATACTCATGGCCGGTCTCTTTGATCCGTCCCGCTATCGGGGAATTGCGATTTATTAATTGGGCGATGAGCTTCCTTGCGACCCGCGTGGCGACCTCATCGCAGACGCTGATCGGCGTATCAAAGGCTGCGGACCAAGACCTGAAGTCGAAGATCCTGGAGAAGTCTGAGAAGGGCTTCAACATTGTCGAAATCTCCGAAGCCGTTGGCCGGTCGGTCAACGATGTGATCTCGGTCTTCAACATGCCCGGGGTGACCCAGGACATGTACCAAATTATCGCAGAGGTCACGGCGCTCTTTGATCGCAGAGTGGGTCTGACTGAGCTAGTTTACGGAATGACCAGGAATCAGTTCCGGTCAGCCGCAGAAGCACAGGTGAAGGCGGAACAGATTTCGGTACGGCCGGACGACTACGCTTCGATCCTGGAAGACGCTCTCTCGGAGGTCGCCCGCAAGGAAGCCCTGTGTGCGCGATGGTTGATCTATCCCCAGGATGTCGAACCGCTCCTGGGACCGATGGCCGCACAGGCATGGGGCATGCACGTTCAGGGAGAGAACCCGGACAGCATCGTCCGCGAATACTCATACCGTGTTGAGGCGGGCAGCGCGCGAAAGCCCAACATCGCGACCCGCATCGAAAACATCACCAACGCCATGCAGATCCTCGCACCCATCTCCCAGGGATTGCTCCAGGCCGGCAGGCCGGAACTCTTCAACGCTCTCTTGGAAGACTGGGGCAAGGCCATGCAAGTCGATGTCGCTCGCTACATGATTCCGCCTCCGCCCCCAGGACAGCCCCCGCAATCCCCACCAGGACCGCCACAACCCAATGCAAATCCCCCAGCAAATCAGTGATCGCGGCCGAGAGGCTGTGGAGGTCTACAAGAACGCCCTTCAGTATGGGGAGCGGTTCGCGGAAATGTGCGCTCTTCAGATCGCTCCCGGGACCAAAGGCTCCGACCGGGCGTTTATGCAGGGCCGCATGAACAACCAGCAGTTGAACGACATGCCCGCCGAATCCGCCAAGTGGATGGTCAAAGAAGCCAAGGCAGCCGGGATCAACATCTCCGGTAAATACTACTGCGGCGGTCTGGCTGACAAGCGACGTTGGCAAGACCCGGAGGCGTGGGTCTCGTCCAACGACGATGTCCTGCGAGTGGCCAAGAAGCGCCGGCTCGCGGTATCGGGGACAGTGAATTATGACCCCGGCCCCGCCGCCCCGAAGCGGAAGCTGATCAACGAAAAGATCGTGGCCGAAGAGGTCAGGAAGGAACTCCGCAAGAACCCTGGCGCCAAGGCTGGGGAAGTGCGGGAGCGATTCATCGACAAACATGCCTACAAAGCGAAAGGGCGAACATGAGCGGTATTGAGCGTTTCTCCACTGGGGCCACCATCACGGCCGGGTCTTCTGCGGCTACCACCACTCCGCGATTTCCGTTTGGTCGGTATGCCGGCGGCGGCGTCCTTATCGGGAACACCAACGGTGCCACCCAGATCAACTGGCACGTTTCCGCTGGTGCCGAAGACACTCCTGTCAGGATCTATGCTGATGGTTCTGCCCTGACAACTGCCGTGACCGTGGGCGCCCACCCAATCCCAGATGCCTGTTTCGGATTTGCCTACGTCGCCCCAGTCGTCGTCGGTGCCACCACCTGCGCCATGACGGTGTCGGTGAAGGGTTAGCCATGTTTGAACACATCATCCTGTCAATGCTCGTGATCGCCGTGTTCATACTGGCGATCCGTAGCCGCTGACCCTACATCACCAGAGCGTCATTCCATGTGCCCAATGAGCCCGAGACTGTTGAGGCCGAGAGCATCAGGCGGCTTTAGCCCGAAGACGATAGCGGGCCTGCAACTCTGGCTGGACGCTGCCGACGCTTCGTCTGTGACGACTGTTAGCGGCGCGGCGAGCCAGTGGAACGACAAGAGCGGCAACGGGCGGCACGCGACCCAGACAACGGCCAACAATCGACCAGCCTACGACGGCGTAATCGGCGGGAAAGCGGCGCTGACTTTCGATGGCGCAAACGACGCGATGGCGACAGGGCTGGGGTCCGCGTCTTTGACGGGATACGCCACGTTTTTCTGTGTGTGTAGGCCAAATTTTGCCGACGTAACGGCGGCAAACGTCAGAACGCCGATGTACGGGCGAGATTCAACGACCAGCAACTCATATGGCATCAATCTTTTTAACTCTAGCGGAACGCTCACGCTTAATACGCAGTGGCGAGGCGTACAATACAATGCGGTTGGTGGGCCAACGGTAACGTTGGGGATTGACGCGATAATGGTTGGCGGAGTAACGCCGACCCAGCACGTTCGCCGCGTGAGCGGTGTTGCTGCAAACCTTAGCGTTGCGGCAACGGCGGGCACTAACTCTGCGGCTGGCAATTTCCTCAACGTCGGCCAAGACCCAACGCAAAACAGGTGGTGGAATGGGCCAATTGGCGAGGTTCTGGTTTACAGCCGAGATTTGAGCCTCGCTGAAATCCAGGCGGTCGAACGCTACCTCACGACCAAGTGGGCAATCGGAGTGCCTCTCTCCCCATCCACGTCCGGATGGACTGGCAACGGCAGCGAGGCGACCAAACTCGCACGCGCCACGCTCACGAATATCACCGGGCCGAACACCATCACGATCAACAACGCCGGAATTCTCCGCATTACCGCGACGACTAGCGGCGTTGGCGACGGCACCGGTGGTGATATGGCGATTGTGGCGGCGGGCCAGACCTACACAGGAAACTCCGGCGGTACTGGCGGATCGTGGAGTGTTGACATCACGAAAACTGTCACCGCCGGCCAGACGATCACATTTTCATCTGAATACGCCGACGGTTCTTTCAACGCCCTGCAAGCGTGGATCATTCCGCCGACCGTGCCGACCGCTCCTTTAGCGTTCGCTTCGCCGTCTCAAGGAAATGGGAGCGTTACCCTTAACTGGTCTGCGCCGTCCAGCGACGGCGGCTCTGCCATCACCGACTACGTTGTGCAATACAGTTCCGACAGTGGGTCAACGTGGACTACGTTTGCCGATGGCACGTCGGCCTCTATCGGCGCGACTGTCACTGGCCTGACAAACGGCACCGCGTATCAGTTCCGTGGGGCCGCTGTCAACGCTATCGGCACAGGGCCGTACTCGCTTGTCTGGACAGCCACTCCGACAGCGGGCAACAGCCTGACCGCGAGCGGCTGGAGCGGCGCGGGAACCAGCGCCAGCAAACTCGCACCGCCTGCCAGCCCTGCGACGTTTACAAGTTCGCCTTCAATCACAGTCAACGTAAGCGGCACGCTGAACGTCAGCATCGTCTCAGATGACAATTACAACGACGCCTGGGAGGTCATAATCCGGCGCAACGGAACTGCCGTGTACAACGCTGACGGCAACGCCGCCAACGGCACGACGTTCACCGTCGCCGCGACATCTGGGCAAACAATCACGCTGGCGGTGAGTGGTGGCGGGGCTAGGTGGTTTGCCGGAACAAGGCTTTGGGTTTCGTGAGTTCAGACATGACGCAACGCTATTTCCGAACCTCTGACGCTGCGCTTTACGAGCAGGTAAGGCTCGCCTTGGACGCCGCGTGGGGGCATGTGCCGCCGACAACGTGCATCGACCCGGCCGACGTTGCACCGCGTGACTCAGAGGGCCGGATTCTTCTAGCCGTTCGCCCTGAGTTTGTGGCGTATGATGCGGTAGCGGCCATGCTGCCAGGGTTGCTAGCAAGCGGTGCGGTAGAGGAAATCGGCAGCGAACTCTACCAGCCGGTTTAGTTCGCTACAGCACCAGTGTGGCGTCGGGGATGGCATTGCGCGGCGTGACTCACCCGGTAGAATGTTCTTCGGTTTGATCGCCAGGAATCCACTTACGGTATATCCGTGATCGCCACATTGAAGTTCTCGTTGCCCGACGAGCAGGCCGAGTACGACGCCGCGAGGCTGGGCAGCGAGGCGATGCAGGTCTTGTGGCAGATCGACCAGACCTGCCGCAGCCTGTGCAAGCATGGCGAGCCGACCGCAGAGGAGCGACGGCTGGCCGAGCAGATACGCGAGATGATCCCGGCCGAGATGCTGGACATTTGACGCTACTGAAATCAAAGAGGGACGCGATGGACGCCATCACGAAGGAATCGGATCAAGGCTCGCCGTCGCTTGCCTACGGCTGCGGCTGGGTGGTGGAGTCAAAGGGCTGGAACGGCGATCCGCTGTTTTGGCGCAACGGTCACGGGTGGATGAGGACTTTGCGGCAGGCAACCGTTTTCGTAAAGAAGAACGACGCCATCAGTAGGTGCGTGAAACTTGGGAGCAAGGACTGCACTGTGCTGGAAGCAAACTTCTCTGTCGGTCGTGCCGTTTACCCGCCGTCGCGGGCGCAGTGACGCTCTTGAGCGAAGGAACGGCCGTGGAGGGACAGTAGTAGGTAGGCACCGGAGAGGTCATGCTTACCTATTTTGACGTAGTAGAACACCTGATTACGTCGTCCTTCGGCGGGCCCCAGGACGCGGAACAGCGGGACATCCGGACGGCCGTGCAGCGGTCCTATGCGGAAGTTACCCAGATTCGCGACTGGGCGTACTACCATGTCCACGGACGGCTCATTACAAGCCTTCCGCAGGGCACTGGTACTGTACAGGTGTCCGGGTCCACCGTCACGCTGGCGGGCGCTACGTGGCCTTCCTGGGCCTCTGGAGCCCATATCCGCATCGGGGACACAATCGGGCGGATTTTGTCCACCTCGTCCAGTACTGTCGCCACCCTGGATATCGGTTTCACTGGGAACATCTCGGCCGGCACGGCGTACACCCTGTATCGGGTGACCTACCCGCTCCCGGCAGATTTCCGGAATCTGGATGAGCCGTCCGACGAATTCAACTGGTGGTCCGGCCTGTATGTGACCCCGGACATTGCGATGAAGTTGGAGCGGGTGGCCAACTCCTCCGGCCGTCCGTACCACTGGACTGTCATCAAAGACCCGGCGTCCGATGGCTGGGCAATCAAACTCCTGGGCTATCCGACCCAGGCCGAGACGATTGACTTCATTTACCGGAGGACTGCCCGTGGCTTGCGGTTCTCTGGTCACGAAGCGTCCGTGCGGGCCGGAACGATTGCCCGCTCCACTACCGCAGTCACGGGCACAAGCACGCAGTTCTCTCCCGGCATGATTGGCTCCGTCCTCCGTGTTGGGGACACCACCAACATTCCCGGCCCGATCACATCGATCACCCCGTGGTTCTCGGAGTCGAAGATCACCGATGTCGCTTCGACCACATCCATGACCACCGAAACCTCCGGGACAATTGCAGGAACTACCAAGTATCTGATCACTGATCCCATTGACGTTCCGCCGCACATGCACAACGTCATCTACTCTGCGGCGGAGTACTGGCTGGCACGGGTCCGAAATCAAAAGCCGGACAACGCCTTCTCCATGTACCAGCGGGATCTCAGATTGGCCATGGAGATGGATCAGCTTGCTCCTCTCTCCGGCCGGTCCAGGGAAGTGTGGCACGATGGCGGCTGGAGAAGCCCACTCAAACCCGACGAGGGCACATGATCACAGTCGAAAAGTGGGCCGGTCTGGTCACGAATGCCAGTCCGTATTCCATTCCCCCTGGCGCGGCAGTCACGCAGGTAAACCTCCAGTCCGTAGCCCCAGGCCAGTTGACCGTTCGTCCTGGGCTTCAGGCCGTGACGTTTGCTTCGACTGCCGTCGCAACGCAGCCCGTGATCTCTGCGTTTAATTATCAGCGATCTGCTGGTGGTGGGATTGTTTACCAAGACGCCGTTGGCGCCGTATATTCCACACAAGTGCCAGCTGGTGGCATACCACCGTCTTTTTCAGGAGTTCCTGGAATCCCCAGGAATCTCACGGCGTCTGCCGGAAGCGGCTCGGCCACGCTGGATTGGGATGAGCCGGAATTCTCCGGCGGTGGCGGCGTGACCGCGTACTCAGTGCAGCGATCTTCGGATGGCGGCGCAACGTGGACGTTTGCGGCATCGTCATCAGAAACCAGCGCCGCCCTCACTGGCCTCGCTAACGGCACGACGTACGTGTTCCGCGTTGCGTCCACCAATGCGTACGGAATTGGCAACTACACTGTTGCCTCAAGCTCCGTGACTCCGGTCGGCGCGCCAGGTTCTCCAACAAGCCTGACTGCCTCACCCGGCAACGCGCAGGCCGTGCTGTCGTGGACTGCGCCATCGAATAACGGCGGTTCCGCGATCACCGATTACGTCGTGCAATACAGCGGCAACGGCGGCGCGACATGGGCGACGTTCAGCGACGGCACATCGACAGCAACTACTGCAACAGTCACTGGGCTGACCAACGGGTCGCCGTACGTGTTTCGCGTGGCCGCCAGCAACGCAATTGCAGGCAGCGAGTTTATAGCGTGGATGACCCCAATTCTTCCGCTAGGCGTTCCTGGTCAGGTGTCTTCGCTATCGGCCTCGCACGGAAACCAGCAAGCCTCGCTGCTATGGTCGGCGCCACCAGCGAATCACGCTGGTGGAATCACAGATTATGTTATTCAGCAGTCCACCGATGGGGGGTCAACTTGGACAACAATAAGTGACGGCACGAGCGCAGATACATCGCTTGCGGTCACTGGCCTGACCAACGGAAGCTCCTATCGGTATCGCGTGGCGGCCGTCAACGCCGTGGGCACTGGCCCGTACTCCTCTGCGACATCCGCGGTCATTCCTCGCACCACCCCTAACGCCCCGACCAGTCTGGCAGGAACTGCCGGAAATGCGCAGGTCGCACTCTCTTGGGCTGCGCCTGCGGTGACGGGCGGTGCCGCAATCACTGATTATCAAATTGAGGTGTCTGTCAACAGCGGCTCCTACTCCGTCATCACGCGCAGCGCCAGCACTGCGACCAACTACACGGCGACGGGGCTCACCAACGGAAGCTCATATCGCTACCGCGTGGCGGCAGTAAATTCAGAGGGCGCTAGCGCGACAGTCACTAGCAGCGCACTGGTTCCGCAGACAGTTCCGCTGGCGCCAACCAGCGTCACGGGGACATCCGGTGACGGACTGTCGCTCGTCCGCTGGGCCGCCCCTGCGGACACTGGCGGCTCTGCCATCATTGACTATGTCATCCAGTACAGCTCCAACTCAGGAAGCACTTGGGCGACGTTCAGCGATGGCTCCAGCACTAACACGCAAACTACTGTCAATGGGCTCACCAACGGCACCGCGTACTTGTTTCGCGTAGCTGCGGTTTCGTCAGTCGGTACTGGCAATTACAGCACAGCAGGCGCGGCCGTCACGCCAGTTGGCGCGCCGACTGCGCCGACTGGCGCCAACGCGACTGGCGGGAACATGCAAATCACCGCGTCGTGGACGACGCCATCGAATAACGGCGGTGCTGAGATTACCGGATACGTCATTCAGTACAAGCAAACGTCCGCATCTACGTGGAGTACTTACGGGACGGTCCCGGCCTCCCCGGCGACGATTGCAGGGCTGGTTAATGGCAACGAGTACGTTGTCCGCGTAGCAGCCGTCAACAACCGCAACTTCACTGGCCCGTACAGCACGCAATCCAACGCCGTGTACCCCGGCCGCGTTGCCGTTGCGCCAACGTCTCTTTCGATTACGTCTCGCACGGCTACCGCAGAGTTTTCTAATTCAATCTCCTTGCGGTGGACGATTGGCGCGACGTATGGATCGACTGTCACCGGGCATAGCGTCCAGTACCAAGAAGCCAACGCGACGGCATGGATCAACGCCACCGGCACAACGGCCGCGAACACTTACACGATCACCGACCAGCTTTCGTCGGCCAAGAGATACAACTTCCGTGTCTCAACAATCACTACTGTTGGGCCTAGCCCATATTCTCTCGCGCTTGTCGATCAGGCGGTCTCCGTCGCCCCGACAGGGCTGACGCTGACTTCGGCTGTTTCGGCGGGATACGTGACCGTAACGTGGGCCGTATCCAACGCAGGAACGGGCGTGCTGGCGGCGGCGGGGCTGGAGGGCGGAATAGAGTTTGCAAATGTCGCCACGGACCTTTCTGCCAAAACAATCACGTTCCCGACAGGCGCGGCAGGATCCCGCACGCTCACGGTGCGAGTTGGCAATTTTGCGGGCTCCGTGACGGCCGACACGACGGTCACTGCGCAGGCCGGAACTGTCACCACAGCGCCAACATTCCTCACGCCCAAGTTTGATGACGGGCGGATCATCCAAGACATCATCATGCCATCCGTTGGTGTTGATCATTCCGACTCGCTTCTATTGGAGGTTAGCACCAATAGCGGCAGTACGTGGTCTACTATTGGCGAGCATACTGGCGTTTTGCATCCAACAACAATGAAATACAAGCGGAGCAGTCTGCTGCTCCCGACGCCAAGTTCGTATTCCACGTTATACCACCCAGACCACAAGTGGGGGCTTGCTCGCTTCTACATCTCCAAGCCTCCGTCAGTGTCGTTCCTGTTGCGTGCGTCGGCATCAACGGCCGGTGGGACGGCGGTCAGCGGAACGCCAACCGGCGTGACCGCATCACTGACTGCTCCGGGAACGTACGCCGACTCCGCGTGGGACCGCGTGACGTTTCTGTACGACACGCAGTCGCGAAAGTCTATCGTTCGCGAGCGTAGCGGTCAGCTGACAACGTCGCTGATTTCCTCCTCGTCCCCGCAGCCAACGGGAACTGGGAGATTCGGAGATGCGTACGTGACGCTAAATACTCCGTTTATCTATCGCGCATTTTCCACTGCCGGGGCGGCAAGTACGGCGAGTGGGAGATACGACTACGGATCCGACGATGTTTTGACCTGCGAGGCGTGGGTGCAAGCCGCGTTAGGCTTGGGTTCATCAGCCCGCTACCTCTTCGGCGTGCAGAGAACTGGGAACAACCTGCAAGGCGTTAGCATCAACACTACGTCTTTCAAATACATTCCCGTCGTTTACGAGAACCAGCGAGGAACGTCCAACCCAGAGCATGGGCACGTTTACGTTGACGCGCAGTTGCTGCCAACGTCCGGGACAACAACGCCATATAGGCTAATCGTTCGCGCGTATACAAATGAATTTGCTGGCGCTGGCTGCGTCACAAATCAAAGCGACTACATCCGCAGCGACTTTACAATTTCAGATGACGCCATTGACCAATGGGTTCACCTTGCCGTGGAGTTTTCCCAGAAAAAGCTCTTCTATACAGCAAATAATACGCTTCGCGTTTATCTGAACGGTCGCGCCCTTACGGCCGTTTCCTCGTATTCGTCGTGGAATGCTAACATGCCAGCCGCGGATCGCGTTGTTCGGAATAGTAGCAACACATATCCGTGCGCCACGCACGGATGCACTAATGGAGTCAACTGCCCATTCTACGACAATCTGTATTTTACAGGTACTTTCCGTGGGATTGCCGCGACATCCGGGCTGCAATATTTCATGGCGCCCACCAACCTCGCGTACTTGGAGACGCTGCGTGTCACGGCTGGCGGGAGATATTTTGGCGAGTTTACGCCGCCAGAAAGGGCGTTCGCGGAACCGACATGATTATCTCCACTCGTTCCCCTAATCGCGTTGTCTCCGTGTCGCTCGTCGCTGGCGGAACTGGCTACACCGCTCCGCCTAACGTCGCGATTGTCGGCGGCGGTGGGACGGGCGCTGCGGCCGTTGCACACATGGCCGGAACGGCCGTGGAGTCTGTGGTCATCACTGCATCTGGCACTGGCTACACAGGGTCGCCGGAAGTGCAGTTCTCTGGTAACGGCGGCACCGGCGCTGCCGCAACGGCGTTTGCGTACACCGGCCCTATTCGCCCGATGGCGTTCCTGAAGGGCCGTTTCAATGACATGTACGGCGTGGACGGCATGGGGCGGGGAATCCGCTGGGACGGCGACAAGGCCGTAGTTGACCGAATCGGAATCCAGAAGCCGGCTGTTGGGCCGACTATCGTCGCGTCTACTGGCGGCGGAGCAAGGTACGTCAAAGACATCCAGATCGTTTCTCCTGGCGTAGGGTACAACAACGTCCCAACCGTGAGTTTTACGGGCGGCAGCCCCAGCGCAAACGCCAAGGCGAAAGCCACGATCACAAATGGGCGAGTGACAAGCGTCGTTGTCACTGACGGCGGGGAAGGGTACTCCACCACACCCACGGTTTCTGTGGACGGCGGAATCGCTGGCGGGGCGCAACTGTCCGTTGGCGTTCTGGGAACTGTCTACGCGGCCACGATCACCAACCAAGGCACTGGTTACACTGGGGCCCCGACAGTCCTCTTCTCCACTGCGCAAGGGCTGACATCTGCCGTGGCCGTTGCGGCAGTTGCAGATGGTAAAGTGGACACGATCCGCCTCATCTCCGGCGGAACCGGCGCTACGACGAGCGGCGTGACAGCAAGTGTCCTGGGGGGAGGAGGCACTGGCGCGCAGGTGCGCGTGTCTATGTCATACCGAGTGGCCAGTGTCACGGCTGTCACTGGAGGAGCCGGGTTTGTATCGCCGCCCGTCATTACGTTTACCCCAGCCGCAGACGATCCCGATGGCGCTGGCGCTGCCGCCGGAGCGTCGTTGCTAAACGGTTCGGTATCGACAGTCTCCGTGACTGCTGGCGGGCAGTACTTCCAAGTGCCGACTGCCGTCATTAGGGACACGCAGGCCAAGCTCACGGCCACCATGTCCAGCGCAATCAGCGGCAAGTATCTTTGCTGTATTCGCTATCTTGACTCCACGCCGGAATCCCGCAACGGACCCATTCCGTCCTCCATCTCAGACCTTGTGGAGGTCGAAACTTCATCGGGTGCGCCAAGCATTACGTGGTCGTTCACGCATCCGGGCATTGAAGATCGCGTAACCGCCATGGAACTGTGGCGCACGACAGCCGATCAGTCCGTGGTGTTGTTCAGGGTTGCCACCATCCAACGCACGGACGGAGGATTCTTCGGGGCGTATTCCGACACGCTTTCGGACGATGATCTTAAAGACACAACGCGCGCCGACTACGGACTGATGCCAGTCGTACTGCCTTCCGGCCAGCTAAACGCCAGGCGCTTCGGCGTCCTCCCAGGGAGCTTCGCAGTCGGATGCGTCTTCCAGGACCGCGCGTGGTATGCCGTGGACACGACCGGAGAGCGCCCCAATGCACTCTTGTTCTCGGAGATCGATGAGCCAGAGAGCGTGCCGGAAGAAAACGAACTTGTTCTGCAAGAAAACGCAGGTGATCCGGACGCCATTGTCGGTCTTGTTCCACTGGGTGCCGCACTGCTGATTTGCCAATCTCGTCATCTGTACAAGTTGCAGTACGTCTCGCAGCCGGTTATCGATGCATCCATTACGCTCGCAGCGTATCGCGGCATGCTAAACAGCAGGTGCTTTGCCGTGCTGGGCGGAGTAGCGTACATCGCAGACAGCTACGGCATGTACGCCTTCGACGGGCAGACCGAAGCGGCTGTCTCCCTTCCCATCGACAACTATTGGCGCGACGGCCTGATCTACTTCCCTGCGTCCAGCGTCTTCTTTGTGTCGGCCGACCAGAACTCCAAGGTCATCCGCTTCTTCTACTGCCGACAGGGAGAGTCGCTTTCAACACGCGCGCTGTGCTACTGCGCGGCGACTAAGGCGTGGTGGGAGGAGACATATCCCGTCGCGGTCACTGCTGGAACGGTCGGTCAGGTGTCTGGGAAACAGGTCTCTTTGTACGGCATGGGCGACGGAACCTTCACAAATTCATCCGGCCATGTGGATGCTCCAGGCTCTCCGATCCCGTACGAATTCCGTACCGGCAATTTCACCATTACGGACGGCGACAAGGGCAGCCGATCCGTTGGATTGCTGTACGAGCCGACGCAAAACGACGCCAATCTGCAATTGCGGTTGCACTACAACAATTCTCCAACTCCGCGCGCGAACGCAATCGTCAGCGACCGTGGAGGATTCCTGTCGGCAGGAACGCAGTCCACGCTTAACATGGGTCGCGGTCGCTCTCCCCTTGGTGACGCAAACGGATTTGCGCGTGCGTATCTGTCCGGTCACCGCGACGAGCATAATGTCGGTGGCGACAGGCATGTCGCTATTGCGATGGCTGGGACGCAGGCATCCTCGCAGCCAGCCAATGCGGTGAAATTGTACGGCCTCACTGTGGATGGTGTGTCCTGATGTTTACGCAGCAAGTTCCAGCACTCGTCAACGCCCTCTCCGGCGCACTTCCGGACAGCGCCGTCCGCTCTCTCATGCAGGCGCTCGGCAATTGCCAGCAGCCGCTTGCGCATCGCGGGGATGTGAACCTTGCCCCTCGCGAGCCGCCAAATACCAAGGGGGTGGTTGGCGGGCCAGCGTGGAACCCGCAGCAATACCAAGAGCTTTTCCCTCAGAACTATAACCAGTACTATTTTGAGGCTCCTGGGATAGGGTCGTACTCCAACGGCAGTTGGTACAACACAAATTACGGCGGCGCGGAGTTTTCCTTTCCAACGAACCAAGAGTTTTTTGCGAACGAGTACTACGGTGGCCCGACTTTTAACGTCGGAGGCAATTCATTTTTTGACAACACATTTGCAGACAACGCCCAATACAACACCGTCAGCACGCAAAACATGACCATTGAATACATGAATGGGTTTCCTGTCCCCGTGTCTCCTTCGGGGGATTCTGTCGGAGGTCGCATTCCGCCCCCAGCGGCCGTTGGCCAGATTGTTATCAATGAAGGCGATCAGTTTTTTGGTGGCGTTGCTGGCGGAGCGCAGGGCCGGCGCGCAACACGCGCTCTCCTAGCCAACGTCGATATCGAAGCGACTGTGAAAGTGCCGTACTTCCAGAACTTTACTTGGAAAAGCGATTGCACGATTGACTACGAAGAAAGCACAGTTGAGCTTCCAGTAAGACTAAGAGTCATTCCGCAATTGACAACATTGACGTATTTAAAGCCAAGTGACTGAGTCGAATTGCAACCAGCGAGGCCGCTGCTGCAACGGGGCGGACTGCTCCACGGGCAAGAGGAAATGCACCTGCGAGAACTGCGGTGGAGGCACGTTTCGCGGCGATAACGATTGTACGCCTGGGGCGTGCTGGACGTACGCCAGTGGCGAAGACGCCATTTGCGAGCAAAGGAATCCGTGCGACTGCGAATATCTCGGAGGGGAGTTTGGTGGCCCAGGCAGCGTTTGCCCGGGGTCCGATCCGCCGCCGCCACCGCCGGAGCCGCCGGAACCACCGCCTGACCCCGGCCCTGTCATTGTCTATTGCTGCGACCTTCCTAGCGAATCTTGCACTTCGGCGGAGTATTTTTGCCCGCCTGGGTACACGCCCATTGGGTATGGGTCTAATTCGTGCAAACGCTGCAAGAAGAGCGTTTTTCCGCCGCCCCCGCCCGAGGACGGATGCGATGACCGAGCCGACTGCGCCAGTGGCGTGTGCTGCGATGGGAATTGCTGCCCATCAGGTATGACCTGCTGCGGCACCACATGCTGCGCCGGCTACTGCTGTGACGGTGTGTGTCAGGAGGAGTCGTGCGGTTCGGGGTGCGAGTCGGACGCAGATTGCGATCTCTGGTACGTGGAAGCGGAGGGCGGCGGAGATACGGATGACGGACACGCTCGCGGGGGGCCGTTTTGGGGCTTGGGGGAGGCGCAGGCAGACCTAGCGGCCAAAAAGGCCAAC